TATTACACGCCCCTTCGCCCCAGCCTATATCATTTGCCATATCTAATTATTTATGTTGTTATATCTCCAAATAAAACCCATTCATCAGTACCTACTTTTATTAACGTAGCAACTGAATATTGTCCCGTTGTTTTTGTTTTACCACCCGTTGAATGTATTGTAACACCCGAAGTTCCCGCAATAGTTGTTTGACCCGTGCCATGTTGAAATATAATCATTTCAGTACCTATTGGAAACGCATGACTTGAATTTAACGGAATACGTAAATCATTTGCCGAAGCACGGTCTGTCTTTATAATTTTATTAGCGTCCGATAAAACCAAGTTGTTTAGCGCAGCCGAATAAGTTACCATTGTTTTATTGAATACTTGCGCACCCGTAACGTACTTACTTGAAAACGTACCACCGCCATCGTCTTGTGCAATTGCGAAACGGTCGGTTGCAACTATATTACTTGCCTTTGCAGTTAACTGACTTATCTTTACGTTCGCCATTTTGTTTGTTTAAATACATTAATAATTTCTTTATGTTTTCGTCTTTTGGTTTGTACTTCTTCATAAATACCAGCCTTGATAATTGTTATTTGTATCGGGGTACATATCCCCGTTTGAGTTACTATTATATTCAGGAAATTTATCGTTATTGAAACTTATATGCTCGATAAATCTTTCAGTGTAATGTTGTGCAATACTTCTTTCTTTCTCGATTAGAAAATCTATTTCAACTTTTTCTACGTTAGTTGCGTTTTCTGAATTATGTTTATACACACCTTTGTTCGCTATTGTATAAGCCGCAAAAGGTAAGTATTCAACCATAGCCCAGTGTATAAGCATTTGTTTAATATAGTTAACTAACAAATTATTATAGTCCGTTGGTATTGTGTAAATTGCCGAAATTCTTATTGTAGCATCGTCGTTACCACCGTCAACCGTAATAACATCGTTTACTTTATAACCCGTTCCCGCTGTATTTATCGTGGCGTTTGTAATTAACCCACCCGAAGCCGTAATATTTAATTTTAAACCCGTTCCCGTACCATTCGTAGTAGTAACACCCGTAGCCGTTGTATAACCCGTTCCTTGGTTAGTTACCGTAAATGTAGTTGGTATTCCTGAAGTAGCTAAAATAATTTCAGATTGTAATTTTTGCAGTAAATCAGTACCTAAAAAGTTTTGAATGTGTATGTCTTGTGCTATTTTAACGTACTGAATAAAATTGTCCGTGTCTACGTTGCCATTCATCGCAGTGAATTTAACTACGTCTTGTCTTGTTATTAGTAGTGCTTCTGCCATCTTATATTACGTCTGAAGGTAAATTTTTATTACGTGGACTAAACCCTTTTAACGGTAAGTTGTTAGGGTAAATTGAAACTTCATAAGGATTCGTTATTTTGTAGCCTTTTATTTCGGCTGCTCGCGTTCCTATTTTTTCGTATCCTTTTTCAATAGCGTTTAAGTCAAGCATAAAAGTAACTCTTTCAAATTTATGGCGGCATCTTGGCCCGCCTTTAAATCTAAATATGTCGTAAGTATTTGCGCCAAATTCACCGAAACCAGGGTTAACCGCCCGTCTACTCATTTCATCTATATCTTCTTTTCTAAATAACCTTTCACTTTTATTCATCATAGCTTTACAAAATTCACGGTCTGGCGATTTGTTACCCGTATATCTATAACGAACTTTGAAATATTTCAAGTCACCTACTTTTTTGTCTTGTACGCTCTTTAATTTAGGCTTCGGGTTACCAGTTTGCACCAAATTAATTAAGCGGCTTAAAAGCGTTGAATTGCTACTTAAATCTAATTCTTTGTTTATTAGTTCTAAATCTAATTCTTCTTCGTTGTCGCTTACCTCTCTTTCGTCTACTATTACCCAACCTTCTTCTAATTGGTTAGCGTCAACTTCTGCAAGTATTTCTTCTAATTCCGTCTTTGCTTTGCTTAATTCCGTACCCGTTTCTTCAGCAACTTGTTCTTCAGTTTGTGCGTTTTCTAAATCTACGAACTCTAAAGGTTGTAAAGTCTTAAAGAATAACTTTAAAGTAATTCCGTTAAAATGTAGTATTTTATCAAAGGCTTCTATAATTTGGTCTTGAATAGGCTTAATTACCATATTATCGAATAGAATAGAAGCGTTTTTAATTTCATCAGCATTTGAACTAAAGCCATTTGCCGAACCTAAACCAAAAAGTAAAGGCGAAGTAACGTTGTGCGCTAACATAATCTTTTTAACGCATTCTTCACTTAAATAAGTATAGTGTTCAGGTGCATCGTTTAACGGTAAATCGTCTACCGTAGTTTTAGATTCTTGGTTATTGTTAAATGCAACTATTACTTTTTGACCTCGTGAACCAGTTAATTGACTTAATACCTTTCCTTTAATTATTTGTTGTTGTTCTTCAGTAGGTACACCGTTGTTAAAGTTTACTACTTTAGTTCCTGAAAAACCGTTTTGAACTTCGTTAATTAAATAATCAGCTATTTCTTCTTCTAACTTTGCATACGGTAAACCACCTTGATAATCAGGCAAAGAATAATATTTCATACCAACCGCATACGGCTTTGAATAAAGTATTTCTACTTGTTCGTTAGAATATCCGAACGCTGGAATTCTTTTAGGTACATATTTCTTTGTATCCTCCCAATTATCTGAATAGTAATACCCTTCTATTTCACCGTCTTTATTACATTTTTCAGCACGTAACAAATTAACAGGTATGTGATAAGCCTTTAAAATCTTTTTATGCGCCTTGTCGTAGTGAACTTGCATAGCAAATTGACCGAACATTTTACGGTCTAAAACTATTTTACGAATACAATCAGCATTAAATAAAGCCATCATTTGAGCGTACTCATTAGGCTTTTTATTAGCGTCTAAAGCACTTAAACCCCTACCGTAAATTAACCTATTAACGTTGTTTATAACAGATGAATTTGTAGTTGAATTAACGTACCTATCTATGATAAACTGAAAGTAATTATTATCTTCGCCAAATTCCACCCAAGCATCTCGTTTAGATTCCTGAATTACGGGCGTTGTGTATGTACTTAATTCTAAAACGTGTATGTTATTCATAAACTATAAATTCATTTGTTGTACTGTTTGAAACGTATTGTCCGTTATTTACTGTAAAGGTATTAACGTTTTGATTAGTACAAAATATCCTATCTTTATATACTACGACCGCACCGTTTACTACTACTAAATCGTAAAAATGATTTTCTACTAAATTAAATTCAGCTTCTAAAGTGTCATAATAGTCACCAACCGTGTGAATATAACCCGTTATTTGAGTTGTTACACCCGTTTGATCGTCCGTTATTCCAACATAATCAAACACGTGCGCGCGTGGTATAAACACAAAACTTTGTTCACTTGTTGAAGTTGTTAAAATAATCATATATTATAAACGATTAAAGGTCGATTTTGTACCGTAAAACAAAAAACCCCTACCGAAGTAAGGGTCTTTTTGCAAGTATATGAAGAAAAGAAATTACGAAGTAACTATATTTGCATCTACTCCAGCGCCATCTTCAAACAAAATTTTCAATTGTGCTTCGGTTGAAACGTCAAGGAAATTAGCGGGTGAAACTTCCATAGCTTCAAAAGTTAGGTTGTACCCGTTAAAGTCACCTAAAGCCGAACCTGAAGAAACAGTTCCCGCAGTAACATCAGCCCCTTGTGTAAGTCCCATTAAAAAGAATTGGTCGGTCATTGTTCTAACAACTATTCTTGGTCTACCGTAAGCAAGTAGTTTAACGTTTTTATGCGTTGTAACGTCTTGTCTTTTTAATTGTATAGTAAGTGTTTGTTGAAAGAAAGTTGTACCGTTGTCGCGGCTTGAATTGATTGTAGTTTCAAAACTGTTAGCACCTTTCAATTCGTATTTATACAATTGTAAAGCACCAGCAGCGATAGGTGTCCAATCGCTAATTTCGTCCGTTGAACCAACGTAAGTAACGTTGTCAGGATTTAAATCGTCGTAGTTGATAAAGTAAATAGCCTTCAATCCCGAAACGGAATCTTTACATTGTTCTATTCTACCATTTGTTATATCACAGCTCATTTTATTATTTTTTAAAGTTTAACAAAAAAAAAGGTGGTGTATTTTGCACCACCCTTTCGTATAGTTTATGTTAGATTAGTTAGCCGAGTTAACAATTCCGTAAGTAACTACATCTTCAGCGAATCCGTATTTAACGTCTCCAGTAAATCTCATTACCACACGTACATTCATTGAACCATCGATCAATCCCATGTCGATAATTTTAACTTCGTTCATATCATTTAACAATCCAGTTGCAAAATGTAAGTTAGAAGTTTGAGAAGCTAAACCAGTGTTGTTAGCTAAACCGTTAGCAAGGAATATTGGTAGACCGTCAAAAGAAAGTGAACCGTTAGTATACCATTGTGTACCCAAGTTATTTGTACCGTTAGCACCTAAACCGCTTGCACCAAATCCACCCAAAGCACGGATATAAGCTCTAACGATGTTAGAAGAAAGATACAATTTCAAATCAGGTTGTCCGTACAATCTTGTTGGTATAGCGTCAACGATTGAACCGATTTGAGCGATTACGTTAGAAGCATCTACAGTAGTACCCGTTACCTCTTGTGTAGAAGGCAAAGAAGCGTCTGTAGTCAATTGTGTCATGATACCAGCGAACTGTCCAGCAGTTGCGTTAACACCTTGCCAAATTGAAGTTTCCATATTAGCAGCTACTTTCTCAGCTACGTGTGCAATTAAGAAATCTGAAAAAGACTTCGGCATTACGTCAAATGCAGAATAACCCATTTCAATCGCTTGCCAAGTTTGGTGAAAATCTTTTTTACACAATTGTAGGTTAACTTGAAACTCTTCAGGATTCAATACTCTTTCAGTCAAAGTAACTGTAGAAGAAGCATCAAAGTCACATGAAGCGTTTCTGATTAAATCGTCTGTAGCTACTCTTTGAATTACTTGTTTGAATTTCACGTTAGGGTGAATAGTCATTCCACCTTGCTCTAAAGTTGGTGCGCTAAGGATAGCAGCAGCAATGTACTTACCAGCAAACTCACCAGCATATGTAGTGGTGATATTTGTACTTGTACTTAAATTAATTTTTTCCATTTTATAATATTTTATTTAGATTAAACAGCAGTTAATGTAATTGCACCCGCAGCAGTTCCCAATCCGAAAACATACCAGTTAGTACCGTCACAATTCAATTCTACGAAATCACCGATAGTATCCGCAGCGTGTGCGAAAGTGATCGTGTTTTCATCGGCTCCCGGTACGTTTACTGAATTCACAATAACACCACCTTGAATTTTGTTTGTTGCAGCTTTAATAGTCCACGCAGTAGTAGCAAATAATGCAGCTACCGTAAAACGATACCTAAAACCCGCAGAAGTAGCAACCGCTGGCAAAGTAATTTGCGCTCCAGCAGCAGCGTTTAAAGAAAATGACTTGCCTGAATCTTCAGCAGTCAAAGTTGTTGCACCTGTTAACGTTTCAACAAGACCTACTTGTCTTTCTACGTCGTTAGATACAAAGTTGTAAGTTGTACTCATTTTTTTTTGTATTTAGTTAATTATTTATTTAATTTTTCAAGTATTGAATCCATTGTAGTGCGTTGTCTTTTTGCACTTAACTTAATAGACTCGTTCGTGTTTTCGTTTTCAGGGTTAAAAGAAATTGGTTTAACTTCAGATAGTTCAACTTCTTTAACTTCTTTCAACTTAGACAATTCAGCTTTTAGCGTTTCGTTTTCAGTTTTCAAAGCTTCAATTTCAGAAAAGAAAGATTCCTTAATCATGCTTTCAACTATCTTTTTAGGAGCAGCTTTTGACGTTTCCATTTCTTGTTCTTTCTTCGCTTCTTCTTCGATAGGTGCTTCTTCAGGCATTTCTTCTTCTTCTTCTTCTTCTTTCTCTTTTATTTCAGAAATAACACCTTCTTCGACTACTACTAAAATACGTCCGTCTTCAAGTTCGTATTCACCTATTGGCAAAGCTATTTTTTGTTCATCTTCAGTAACTACGAAAACCTCGTTTCCAGCTTCAAACATTTCAGCTTCTAAAACTGTAACACCGTCCGATAGTTTCATTGTTTCTAACTTTACCTCCATTCCGAGTAAAGTTTTAATTTGATTGATTAGGCTATTTTTCATTTTTATTTTATTTATTTAAGTTTATTTAGTAAAGAA